AGAGAATGTTCTCAATAATACACCAGGTCCACTCCAAATGACTTCCAGGAGCAGGAGCTGAAAGAACATAATTCTGCGTCCAAACTCCACCAGAAAGACTCCATAAACCATTCTCGCACATTGCGAAGATTTTGTTGGAATATGTGGAAGTTTGGAAAACTAAAAGTCCATCACAACGAGTAGTCAAAGCTGTAACATTAATCTTTGACGTGAGTCCAAAATAAGACCGGTATCCATATGCAGTAGGAAGAATATTCCAACCATCATATAGGAGTACCGGTGAGGTTTTTACAGGAGAATCTTCCTGTCCTGTGTAGTGTAAATTCTCTGGAAAGGAATTAGGATCGCAAGGAAAATACCCCTGAGAGACATCTATGATTTTGGGAAACTGTGGCATTTATTATCCCCTCTCATGTTGTTGCTGGAGTGAAAGACTGGCCCAAGCATCCAGTAATGTGACAGAAAGAGTTCCAGTTCCTGAAAGAGTTATTGCTGAGACTTTCATCTGGAAAGGAGAAACTGTCATGATTGTTTCTTTTGGAAGGAACAGGCCATCAGTAAGAAGTGTTCCAGAAGATGGGACAGAAGCAGTTCCACCGAATTTGATAATGCAATCAACATCAGAGAAAAGAACAATGGTCTTATAGCTTCCGGCCAGTGTAAGTTCTGCTGTGGCTGATGTTGAGATAGCAATCCTGTAAAGACCCCTAGGGCGGATTGTATCATTCGGAATAGCAATTCCGTCAGTTGTTGCAATTGGATAACGTCCTGCTAAATCTGCCATTGTTATGCTCCTGCCAAAAGTAAAAAGCTTATCCTAGTCTCTGCCGTAGCTGCTGCATTTCCATGAAGGATAAAATAGCCTGCATCAGAGACAGCTTGAACAGATTTGAGGGTGGAGTCATTTGAACCCACAGTTGCAAGAATCACACTGTTTACAGTTGCTAGTTTATTTGTGACCATAAGACTAGAAGCTCCTGCAGCCATATTAACTCTACCGGCCCTTCTATTGATTGTAACTGCTCCAGTAGTCCCAGCTGCAATGACTGTGGGTTTATTGTTTGCTCTTTCTGTTTGATGAATTACTGGATCCATTATACCCTCTTCACATAACCAAGAACATTGACATATCCGGAAGCACTTGCATAGGCTTTCACGGTCTTAGAATTCTGCAGCATTGCGCCGGCAAGAATCAAAACAGGTTCGGAATTGGCTGGAATTTCCACATCCTTACAAGCTATTGTACTATTAGTATTATCATAACCAAAAGCAATAGTTATAGATGCAGGAGTATCTTGTGGATTTGTAACCCATAACCAAATCTCATCCCAGGTTCCTGTTCCAGCATTTGTTGTGTGAATAGTCTGAGCAGTTGCAAGAGATGTAGCAGTGATCTGAATAGGTTTCCCACCAGCCCTCCCAGTGAAGGGTACTTTAACATAGTCTGTCATACCACACACCTATTAACGTAACCAGTTAAATTTATCTTATTTGCAATACTGGCATATGCTTCAACTACACCACTATTCTGCAAGAAGAGTCCTGGACAAATAAGAACAGGGGCACCGCCTGGAGGAAGGTCATAATTACCTACAACTTGATCCCCAACAGAACTGTGAGCACCAAAATAAAGAGAAATGGTTCTACTTACTGTATCTGTATTTGCGGCCCAAATCCAAATGTCATCCCAGTTATAAACTCCTGGACCTGCTGTATGAATAGTCATCGGAGAAATTGCACTGGTAGTGTTGACTGTCATTGTTGCGCCATTAGTTGCAGCACTGAAACCTATTCTTGTTTCTGTGGGACTTGGTGCAGCTCCAGATGAAGGAATAGACCAAGCTCCAGTTCCATTAAGATAATAAGTTGCATCATTTGGAGGAGTAGGAACAGCTCCACCAACAGTTGCTGTCATTTCTGCTACATTGATTTGAATGTCATCAACTACGTAGGCAAAATAGATATAATTACCAGCAGAAATTGTAAAAGTGCCAGGAGCTGCGGTCCAAATATAGTCGTAATCTGTTCCTGAGACTTTAACTAGAATATCCCCAGCTGCACCACCTGGAATTCCTGCAAATCCCCCAGCTGACGCAGCCTTAATTCTTTCACTGAATCTATTGAATAGCATTTAACCCCCTTAGGAAGGCAACGAATTTCACATTGGCTCCCATCATTAAAAGTCCTGCTACGGAGGTAAGAACAACCAGGACGCAAGTCTTAAGAATTGAATGCTTTAACTCTTTGAGGAGTTTTGCATTCTCTTGCTTAGATTCCTCTGCGGCCTGGTGTTCCCTTTTATGATGATCAATACCATATGGAAAAGCATTAAGAAGTTCCTCGTGCTTTTCCAATAGGAGATCTATTTTCTGGGAGTCTGTCATGTGGTCGTATTTTCTTCTTTCTTCTTGCATGATCAAAGCTCCTGTTAATGCGTGATCTGATCTCTGAAATCATTTACAGCTACCATATACATCTCATCACCCATAGATTTATAAGTCTTTCCATTGGACGCATCCCCCATTGAAATTAAAAGTTCACCAATTGCCTGATAAACAATTGCATACGGACAGAGTTCCAGGAACCAATGCTCAGCTGTTCCTGTAAGGGTTGGCGCATATTGATAATAACCAACTAGTAAAGAAGAGGCAGTGGAAGATGGAATGATCGTAAGACTTGATCCAATCATGTAATATCCATCGACCTGGGTAAAGCCTCCAGGAACAAACACATTCTGTGGGTCAATGAAATTGAGATAACGGGTAGCGCCAGGAAGTTTCAAGTATTTCCACTTGCGGAATCTGATGAGTGGGGAAGATAGAGTTGCGAGATCAATAGTCTGTACATAAAGAGAGGAATCCAGTGGAATGGAAGTTTCCACCAGATCTTTTGAAAACTCCGTCTTTAAAATAGACCTACTAAGAACTGCATTGACTATGACTCCTGCCTCAGCAGTCTTATCTGGGCGTTTGATTACAGAGAGAACAGCATCAACTGCCTCGGCAAAATTCATTATTTTCTCCTAGGAAAGAATTTCAGCGGCTCTTTGGGAAGTTATAAGCCCATCTGCTACGAATTGTGCAAACACCTCACTCGCATATGCAACATTGAATTGAAATTCATCGGCAGTGGGAGCAAGAACTACAGAATAAACTGCATTGGTATTACCGAGCAGACAAGCACCTAAGATAGCAGATTTCTCAGCCTGGGTTAATCTCTCCATTACTTGACGCTGCGAAAGGTAAACTTCAGGAGGTGGCTGCCTATGTTCTCCAGTATAAGCATCCCAAGGAAAGTTAGTGTTCAACGTAAATGCAATATTAGTCCTAACATCCCCACCATCAGCAAGAACAGCAGCAACCGCTTCTGCTTGCGTAGCAAAATGCAAAATAGCCATGATTTATACCTTTGAAAAATCAAGTTCGGAAGCCGCAAGAAAGATTGCATTCCATTCTTTTGGCGTAGGACTTGGGGTTAAATTAGTACGGAGTCTACTGGAAAAAGGATTATCTCTGTCCAGTTTACCAGTATAAGCCCAAAATCTTTTACGTTTTGGAGTCATAAGAGCTACAGCAGCATCAAGTTGTGCTTCTGTAATTCCAGCATCAACACAAGCTTGGACAAATTGCCATTTGGTAACTGTTGGTCTAAGATCCTCATACGTATCAGAATCCGTACGAACCTCCCAGTTATTACCATCGGCATCAAAGACCCAAGTAATTTGACCTTCGGTTGCCTCAGCTTCTTCTTTTGTAGCAAATCGTGTGATAGCCATTAGTGTATGATCTCCATAGAAGCATTATGAATAGCAACAAAAGCACCAGCAGCCGATAAACTAGCAGAAAAGCCAAAAGTATTATCTACTAATGGATCTAGTGCACCTATGGGGAAAGAAGTAGATAATGTCTGATCTTGAGAAGCAGCAGACATCATAAATCCACCTTCCAATGCAACTGTTACTCTATGAGTTCCCTGAGGTGCGGTAGTGGCCGAGGATAACCCCATATGAAAGCCGTTAATTACGTTTCTAATATTTTTAGTGGTTGCTGTAATATCTCCTGAGCGAAAATATACAAATGTTATCCTACTAAAGGGCTTCAAAAATCCTGCTGCAATAGAAAACGCAAATACGCTAGTCAGTGTAGTATAAGCAGCAGCTCCATTAACACTTTGAGAACTAAAATTAGCTCCTGGGGCATTAAATGTGATTGTATTTGCATCAGGAATGGAGACAATGGAATCATACCAACCAGCAGTCAATCCTGCAGAACCGGGATAAAAGAAACGAAATCCTACATAAGTAGTTCCAGTAGGGATTCCATGCGCAGTCGCAGTAACAGTAACAATATCAGAGGTACGAGATGCAGTACTATTAGCTACCAGAGATGCAAGAAGACTCTTACGAAAACCAGGAAATTTTACAACGAACGGTTGGCTTCCTAGTCCAGAATAATCATCAGGAACTCGTGCTTCTCGAATTCCCCCGCCATCTGTATATACATGAATAAAACTTCCCATATTTTTCTCCTAAAGAAATCCCCCCTCGAAAGGGGGTTTTTTGATTAACGGTACAGAACGATCTTTGGATGGGCAATCAGCGCAACGAAATCCGAAGCCGCGCTGACAGTAAGCTGGATAGTAATCAGATTATCTACCAAAGGATTGAAGGTAATAACAGAA